AATGCTCTTTGAGTTCCATCTGTTCTAATAGCACCTGCCCCAGCTCCGGATCCGCCAGTTCCAGCAGATACATTAGAAGTCATCCAAGTAACAACTCCTCCCAATGCTCTTGCAGTTGTAGCGTCTCCAGCCGCAGCAGCAACATTAGATAAAAGAGCATTTTCCATATCTCTTTTAAGTTCTTTTGCAGATTTTGCGACCTGGTATGCTAACTCAGTATTTCTTCCAGCCAAATTTACTGCATCGTCTGTTGCAGATACTTGACATGCTTTTGAAGAAATTTGAGTATAGTTTCCAACCTTAGTTGTAGAAGTAAGCGTAGGATATGAAATCGTAGCTCCTTCAACTTTAGCGTTGGCAGCAACAGCAGTTAAAGTGTCCGTCTGCCATTGATGTAGTGTGTTAGTAGCTTTATTTTTACCAACACCTGACATGAAAGGAGTGTCAGTAGGAGATATATTATAAATAATATCTGCTAAATCCTCCCTTATGCCTTTTGTAGTATATGTCTGTAATACAGCCATTTTATTTTCCTCATTTGTTAGTTGTTATATATAATTTGACAACAACTCCGCTGCATCTCTAGGATTTCCGCTTCGTTGAAGTCGTTTTATTTTCTCCAACCTTCCTTGACTGATTTTATCATCTTTTGATTCTTTAATGCCAGACTTTATAACTTGTGATGGTTTGACTTTCTTACTAACTAAAGTTGGTTTCAACTTTTGGCTAGTTTGATGCGTCATCGCATCCATTATTATTTCAAACATTCTTGAATCATAAACTTGGTTAATTTCTTGATCGTTGAAATTTCTACCTAGTAAATAATTTCTCATGTTTGTTTTCAGGGTAGCTCCTTTAACAGGATCTCCAAAATCAGGATGTTTTAAAACAACCTTTTTTTGTTCTTCCCTGACTATTTCCTGAAACTGATTCTCTTGGTGTGATCGTAGCTTTCTTTGAGCTTGTGCGACTGTTTCTTTTCTTCGCCTTATTTGTCTCTCAAGTTTCGCAGCTTCAGTTGGGTCCTCATCAAATAGTTTATCAAGTTCTTTAGAACTTAATTCGCTATTGACTTCTGCATTTAAAGTCATCGTAAGATTATTCAAATCTTCAAGTTTGATTGAATAGTCTTTGGTTAGACGATCTTTGTCAGAACTAAACTGTCGTTTATCAATAGCTAGTTCCTCCGTTTTTCGTCTATAATCGGCATCTTTTTGATAACCTGCTTTCAGTTCATCAAGGTCAACATCAATTTTTTCACCATTGACTATAATCTGGTGTAAATCGGTTTCTTGCTTTACTTCTGCGTTCTCTTTTTCAGACGCTTCTTCTTTAACTTCGGCTTCCTTTTCAGGTTGAGCTTCAGTATTTGTTTCTTCGTTTTGAACTTTAGAATTTTCCTCAGATTTTTCTTCGGTTTTCTTTGGTTCTTCCTTAACAGCTTCTTTTTGAGGTTCGTCAGTTATCTTGGTATTAATTTTACCTTGATCTAACAACCCCTCAACAGCATTAGCTGCACCTTGCATTGACCTAGTGGTCAATAATGGGTTTGCATCAGACATAAATGTCCTCCTTTGGTTAAGCTCCTTATCGGTTGGCTTATTTTAACCTTATCGGCTAAAATTTCTTATCTTGTTGTTGTTTCCGAAAAACCTCTAGCTGTTTTTCCGCTAGTTTTCCGGTTTCAAGAATACTTTGTAAATGTTGTTCCACTTTTCCGACAACATTATAAGCGATCCAAAGTTTTTCCCTTGTTTCGCTTTCTTTAGCAC